GTGTCAACGGCTCCACGTTTGTCCATGCGATGCAGGAACTTGATGATGTAGGCAAGCAGACTAATAATCCCAGTTACTGCCGCTAAACCTATGGTTGTCCATTCTGATGCGCCCATTATGCCACCCGCTCCACTAGTCCACAGTGCTGTACCAAAAGTTCGGTCTGTCCAAAGTCAGTACCGATGACATCAAAGTATCGGGAATCATCACCGACAAGGTAGACCCGGTCTTGCGGCATGACATCAGCTGCAACGGCCACGATAAGTGTCCATTGCGCTGATGATGCTATCGCCCCACCAACAATAGATTCTGTGTCTGATTGGTTGGTAACCCGTGCAGGGTATTCGGCAACCTTGCGCCATGTCTCGGTAGCACCACCTCTGCCATCTTCTGTCAAGGTGAAGCGGTGTACCTCTACACGGTCTTGGCAAAGGTTACGCACCATGCCTGCCTGTATCGTTTGGCGCAGGATAGGGCTCATACAACCACCAATGGACGATACTTATCAGCCATCTCTAGGCAGTGGCTTTTGAGTTGACTTAGCTTGACATCGGATTGCCCTTCTTTAGCATCGATGTCTGCCGCTACTCGTGATGCCTTGATAAGCCATGCCTGCCGGGTTGCAGTGCGTACATCGTAACGCTCAACGTTGATGGCTCCCATGTCTACCCATGTAAGCACCGGATCGGATGTACCATCCTCGATAGACCAGCCTCTGTACTGTGCCGCTGGATAGGCAGGAAACTCTGGAATCGTAGCACCGGAAGTACCAGCCACCCTGCACTCGTAAACCCGCCCATTAGGCGTTGTAGGCACTACACGGTCACCGACAGCATAAGTGGTTGCTGCTGCCCACGTGGTGAACCGTGAGAGAGAATCCAAGATGGAGCCGATGTCAGTTGTAGACATCTGCGGGTAACTTTGAGCAGCCACAAATAATGATACTTGTGCGATTGCCTCGGCTCTGGTCATCATGCCCTAAGTATCCCACACGGCATTTCTACGCAGTAAAAACAAAAGACCCCCAGCACGTCTGCTGAGGGTCTTGGTTGAAGGGGCTACGCTATTAGGAAGCGTTGCTTGTTGCAAGGACGATGAGCGAACCTGGAACCTTGAGGGCTGCATCAGAGTTTACGTTTCCAACGTCATGCGCGTTGAATGCAAATCGCTCGGTTGCCTTGTAGGTCAAAGCGTCCTCAACGAACTTGACTTGGTCAGAAACCTCTACGGTCATTGCACGACGGTCACCGAATGCTACGCCCTTGCTAAGGTCACCAAGGATTGCCACAGGCTTAGTGGCCGATGGGCTCTTAGGCATATTCTGAACCCACTCGATCGGATAGCCGAAAAGGGTAGGTGCTTGGGTGTAAGCGTTCTGAATGTCGAGGATAGCGTTTCCGCCCAACGCAATCAACTTGTCTGCCACACCATTGAAGAAAAGGTCTTTGTGCATATACCACTTCGCGTTGTCTGCGTAGGTAGGGAGCTTTGCGACCATGCTCTGGAAGTTTGCAAGCGTAAAGTTGGAGAAGTTAGCACCGGAAAGTGCTGCACCAACAACAACGCCAGCGATGTTAGCCTTGGTTGCGTTCAGACCGTAGACAGCCTGAAGAATACCCGTGATGCTTCCGTATGTACCGGAACCGTCACCGTTGAAACAGGCGTTGTCCTCTTCCTTAGCGATGGCGTAAGCCATGTCACGGGCAAGAGCAGCACCGAGGTCAATGACCGTATCTTCGCCAAGTTCCTTGGATGCAATCGTGAGGACTGCAAGTTTCTTAGCGGAGAGGGAGACCTGACCAAAGGTGATGTCAGATGCTGTGATTGCTGTTGCTTCCGATGCATAGTAGACCGTGGTCGATGCAGTAGCGGAAGGAACCAAGAGCGTATCCGAGGACATCGGGTAGATACGGGAGTTGCGACGAGCAACGCCATACTGTTCACGCAACCAGATAAGGTCACTGGAAACGATTTCAGGAACCGTATATCCACCAGCAGATGGTGTGCCTTCGGTCTGTGCCTTCATGTGTCCATGCTCGGACAGCCACTTGGTTGCAGACTTTACGCCAGCGAGGTGGCGAGCAAACTGACCAAAGACATAAGCCTTTTCGTTGCGCTCGTCAGTGGATCCGGCAAATGGATTCTTCTGGACGTTGATGCCGCCCTTCCATGGCTTCTTGTCTACCGCAGGGGTAACGACAGGAGCGGTAGCACCAAGGGATTTGATTGTCTCGATGCGCTCTTCAATGTCCTTGGCTTCAACCATCAGGGACTTGACCTGTGCAAGGTCGCCGTTTCCGGATGCCAGTTCGCGAGCTGTGGCAAGGATGCCTTCGCGCTTGCTCTGCAATTGTTCGATGTTCATAGTTGTGTTAGCAACTCCAGACGAGCCAAGAGTTCTTGGCGTTCGTCTTTATCATGGGCTTTCGCCTCGACTACGATGGACGGCTGCTCATCAGGCTGGTCTGCATCCCGCAGAGATTCCCAGACTACTGGAGCCAAACGCTTTGCGCTTGACCGTGATAGACCGACTGCATCCCGCAGCCGACGCTCTACACCCCGCAGGCTTGCAGGGTGAATACACTTAGCACCGTGCATGGCGTACAAGCCCTTTGCACGTTCGGCAAAAGCATCAATCAATGCGTCTGCCATGTCTTGGCTTTCGATAACTTCCATCGCTCCGGAGAGCGCATCCCAGTAGGCTTCTAGCCCTTCGTGGATAAGTTCGCCTTCGGCTTCCTTGAATATCTCAGCGGCATACTCGGCAGCTGATTGCTCAGGCATTGGAGCCATAACCATCTCTTCTTCTTCGCCATCCATCATAGGCTCCATGCCGTAGTACTCCTTTAGGCTTTTCACGCTGTTACGATACTCGGCAGGTGTCGGGGTAATCGATGCCTCAGCGATAGGCCACCGTGTAATCTCAGCGGCACCGCCCATGCTCTTGCGCTCAACCAAGTGAGCAGCGGCACCGGAACTAAAACCCATCTTGCCTTGCTTGCAGAGCTTGGCAATCATGCTGCCGTACTCGTCGGCTAAGTCTAGCTGCGCCTCGTACCACAGCCCGGTATCGTCCATCTTGATGAAGCCAGTACCGATAGACTTCTTGCCTACCATCTGATCCATACCGTGGTGATAGTAGACGTTCAAAGGTACGCGCTTGCCGGATTCCATCGGGAATCCATAGTCGGTTGACTGCGTGAAATAGTCCCCTTCGAGGTCTGCGCTTTTGGAATCACCAAAGCGAACCAAGTAGCCTTTGACATAACCAAGCCGGTCACTCTTGATGGCATCAGGGAAAGATGTTAGCACGTCCATGGCGTAAGTATCCCACACGGTCATTTTCATAGGTATGTCGTTAGATCCGGTTCGTAGCCCTCTAACTCTTTGAGTGGCCGTACCCGTGTAGTAGGCCCCCAGTCGGCGTTAGGTACCACGGTAACCATGTCACTCAGCGGTAGCCCCTCAGCGTATAGGGCATAACGTGAAGCGCCCATAATAGCCAACTTGTCAGACTCCGACAGACCAGCAAGGATGCGCTCAGGTGTTGCTACCGGTGGGCGTGTATCAGGGATGGAACTATCACCGGTAATCTCCGCCCAGGACATCGTAACCGGCACCATGACGCACCGGCAGTTCGGGTGGCTTGGCATAATCTCATCGGTGGTTGACAGGGTGCCAGACAAAGCCAAGCAAGCAAGACATACCCGGCTATCTTGCGTGGCTTGCCGTCGGTATCCTTGCACCGCTGGGTTCTGGGTATAGAGTTGCCGTTGTGCTTCTCTAGCACTTCGGATCATCTCGGTACGGGCTATTGTCTCGGCTCTCTGCCGTCCGATGTCTGCCGCACGCCTTACCCGCCGTGCTACCGTTCGTGGCCCTTCACCAAGGCTTATGCCCTGTACCAAAGCCATCTGCATGGCATCGGTGGTTACTTGTGGGATGGTGTCGAATAGGATAGCCAGAGGGCTACCATCGCCTGCGAACCCGACAAAGGCTTGGAGTTGTTCATCAGGTAAGTTTGTCCATGAAGTACCAAGGGTAACGCCTGCGGGCTTTTTACCCGCTGCCGTTTCCACAAGGCCCGCCGTTGCATCATTAGCAAGTATTGCGCTTTGGAGTTGACCATCTGCGGTTATCACTGCCCCTTCTACGCTAAACTTTTTGAGGTTCTTTCCAAGCTCTTCGATGTTGTCAATGATGCGCTGACGCATCCACAAGATCGTGTCGCTTGGGTCTTCGCCGTTGTCAAGGCGCTCTTGGATACGACCCTCTAGCGCTTCCAGTTCATCGATGGATGCCTTGGTTGCTGCCTTGTATGCGCGTTGCATCCGGCTTATGGCTACGCCTTCACGCTCCAGCAACTCGTTGCGGAACTTCTGCGATGCTGCATAGATTCTGCCGGTGCCATCGTCTACCCGTTTGAGCTGACTTCCAGCTCGTATCCGTAAAAAGGGTGGCTCTTGTACACTACCCCCGGAGTGCAGACGTGGTCACCATCAAGGCTCTTGCCATCAGGCTGCATAGCGTCCCGCTTTGAGGTTGCCCATCTAAAGCCAGCATCACCGCCCCACAAGTCCCAGGCAACCCTACCGGGTGAAGGGAAACCTTCCTCACCAGCGTTGAACCCTTCAGCCTTTTTGTCTACTTCGTGGCGGCTAAAGAAAGAGTACATCCGTAGAATCGTATCCTCGGAAAGTTGCTCCCCATTCACGATTTGATTAGCCCTTGCCAAGCCTACCCGCGTACCGCCATCGAACCCTTCAGCCTTCCAATCCAAAGCACGTTGTGCCGCTGTCCGCATGGCTTCGGTTGGTCGTGCCTTCATCTCGAAAGAACGAACTGCCGGAGCATCAAAGCCATCGGTAGTCTGTACCGGGATGGCTTGCGGGTGTAGCTGCCCGGTATCTTCCGGCACGGCTTCAAGCCCGGCTATCCGCTTGGCTTCCGCACGGTCAATGATGCCAGCCTTGTAAAGGCGCTCTGCCCGCTCGGCTTCAGCCGCTAGGTCATCAGCCAAAGCCCTGACAGTTTCAAGGTCGTACTGTACAAAGTCACCTTCCTGCGTCTCTGGGTATTCTGGCAGGAGGTCAGCGGTAATCGCATCGGCAAGGGTACGGAGGAGTGGCACCATGCCATCTTCCCATGCTGCCTGCTGTGCCCTCTCAAAGTTGTTGTAGGTAGACCGGTCAAGCCCTGCGCCAAGCCCTAAGACCATCGGGTTTATGCCCATGGCAGAGCAGATGCGCTCCTCCGGAACACGCCTCACGGAATCCAAAGCAAGCTCGGAAGGCGTAAGGCTTACCCGGTCTAACTTGTATGCGCCAGTCATTACCACGATGCCGCCTGAACCGTCTCCGGTAAGGTCTTCGTGCAACTGCCGCTTGACCTGCCGAGCGTCATCCATCGAGATATCAACGGTTTGGTCTTTGGCATCAGGCCCGACGATGAGCGATGGCATAGCGCCGTTAGCCAAGAGTCCGTAAGCGGTAGTACTTGCGGTATTGTCCGTGGCTATCTCACGCAGTACAGCCATGACAGGGCTACGCCCTAAGCGGATGTCCTGCGGGTCACGGTTGTACCGGATGTGGATAATGTCGGATACCGGGATGTCAAAGGAGCGCCCGTCCGTGGTGTAGATGTAGTGGGTCAGCGGGTTTACACCGTTACCGACAGGTCTAACCATGTCCTGCGGCAGGAACTGCAGAGCGGTCACTACGCCACGGGTTGTAGATCGAATCTTGCGGAGGTAGGTGTTGCCGAATAACTTGTAATCTTGGATAACCCAAGACCAGAAAAGGCTACCCATAATCATGGGATCAGGCTGCGCCATGAGCTGTAGCACCGGGTGGTCTTCTACCGCCTCTGCCTGTTGGCTGTCTACCGGTCGGTAGAGCCGTGGTGTGGCTTGTGGGTAGTTCCGAACGTACCAATCAATGGCACTAGCCACAACGCCATTCAGCCCTAAGTCACCGGCTACCCGCGCCCAGTCCTTAGTACTTCCAGGGAGCGCCCGGCGTAGCAATGTCTGCAGCTGACCAGAGCCGTAACCGGTTAGGTAGATGTCCCTAGACTGGCTAAGTGGCAGCGGTAGTGCCTGTGTCGGGTTGGCTGCGGCTTTACGTCCGAGGAAGCGGTCAAAGATACCCATGCTCCCAGTATCCCACAAAAAGAAAAAGCCCCCTTGCGGGGGCCTCTCTGGCTTAGCCTTGATTTTTCCAGATTTCAACTTTCGTGTCATTGTTTGGAAAGATGATGTATGTGCAGTTTTCTGTACGTTCGTTCGGTGCAAGATAGCAGTTCCACTTTGCTTTGATTGCCATCGTCATGACACGGCACTTATCTGTATTCAAGTAGCTGGTGCTGTTTGACAGTTTAAACTTCTCACCGGCTTTGATTGCTTCTAAAATAACTTCTCTCATTGTTCTATCTCCCTGCTTGATGTAGATAATATACACCGCCCGTGTATATCTTGCAAGGGTATAGAGATGTATATTTTAGACGGCTCCCCAAGAACGCTTAGATCCGCACACCTGCCAAGCATAAGCCAGGGCATCAACCACGTCATCATGTCGACCAACCGGGAAGGATAGCAGCTCATCTTCAAAGTATGCCGGTAGCCCTTGGCAGTGCATGACCTGTGATTGTTCGTAGCGGGCTTCCAGAGGCGCAAAGCGGGTCACTTTGTCCCGGTCTGGGCGGATGCCCCGGATAGGTAGTTTCGTACGCCTTAGAAGCTCCTGCACAACAGCGGCTTGGTATTGCACCTGTTCGATGCCAATCATGCTAGGCTTCCACTTATCCGCCATGGCCTCGATGAAGCGTAGCACAGAAGCAAAGTCAGCACGTGTACGGTTGATGTCTCTAACGTAGATCGTGCCATCGTCACCACGGGAGACAACAGCAACCCCGGTATAGTCGGCTTCGCTCTTGGTACTGATAGCAAGATCAACACCGATGTAGGTGGGCAAGCCTTCAGGACAGTCACCGTACCGTAACCACTCGCGCTTGATTCTTGCTCCAGCAGCATCAACGAACTCCGCCAAGTACTCTTGCCTAAACGCTATGCTCGGCAATGACTCCCCAGCCTTGTCTACTTCGGTAGCGTCAATCCAAGGGTTAGCGGTGGTAGGCATCTGCCATGCCATCCAGTCTGGATCTACACCAGCCATGCCGTATAGGGTCTTGAAATAGTTAGAGCCTTTAGGAGTACTCAGAAAGAACGCATCCCCCCTGTAATCGGTTAGTGTTGGGCGGATGGCTTCCGTCCAGGCTTGCTCTAAGTGCCTTGCCATTGCGGCTTCATCGATGATGACCCGCTTGTACTTTCGACCACGGGCAACGGTTGAAGGGTCATCTAAAGTCCAGTAATCAATCGCAGCCCCGGTTATAAGCTCGATGCGTGGAGCAGGAGTCTGCACAGCTCGCCGTATCACAGGCTGATAGATACGCTTGTGGTCGTTGTATGCCTCCTCCAGCAAGCGGTAGGTAGGTGCAAACCACGCGCACGGTAAAGCATCTTTTAGGATAGGGTCGGAAAGTAAATTACCGCCGAGTGTTGTTTTACCGAATCTTCGACCTACACTCAGCCACAGGCAAGGACGTTGTATCGCCTTGCCTGTGCCATTATCACCTGCTGTGCTTCATGAGGTCGAGGGAGAATCAATCTAATATCAGGCATCAGTTACCTTTTATGGGTCTTGCAGGTTTCGAACCTACGACCAACCTGTTATGAGCAGGACGCTCTACCACTGAGCTAAAGACCCATGAAATGTCAGGCACCAGTAGAACCTAACCCGCCCGTACGCTCAGATGCTGGGACATCATCACCAACCACAAAAGGCGTAAACACCAGCTGCGCTATTCGGTCTCCAGCCTCAATAACCCAATCACCCTGTGTACGGTTATGCAGTAGCACCTTGATAGTGTCTGTATAGTCAGCATCAATAATGCCGGGAGCATTGGCAACTGCAAGACCACGCAGGGCTAAACCGGAACGGCTACAGACAAGAGCACAAAGGTCAACAGGCATAGATACATAGGTGCCTGTATCAACGCCTACGGTAGCCCCAGCAGGTATTGTGATGTCACCGGGTGAGCGTAGATCGTAACCTGCCGAGTACTTTGTTGCACGGCTAGGAATAACACCGTGGAAACTAATCTTTACCATCGGCGTACTCATAGTCAACAGTTGCAACCAATTGCCCTTCTATAACTTCCCAGTCGTCAGCTACTAAGTCTTCCATAGTAAGTGGGATAGTCTTAGTAATGTTCTTGTATTCGATGTACTTGTTGATTTTGACAAAGTCGCCATTTTTATAGTGGTAGAACAAGACCGAATCATTGTCCCACCGCCTTCGACGTACACCTGCGCCTGTTGCAAGGTCTCCCAGAACTTCATCAAATGTTGTAATCTTAGTTGTATCCGCACCTGTCATTATTTTTCTCCCGTTGAATCAGCGTACTCCACGATTACCTTTACTGGGCTACCGTCTGCTCCGGTCTGCTCTACCCTGCTAGACCACTCCTGTTTGTGCTTCCGTTCCAGCCACCATGCAGCAGCCTGCCATGTGGTGTCGGCTGCTTTTTGAATGATAGCGACATTCCGTACCTCGGCATCGCCCTCTGCCTTTTCTATAGCGTCCGCAAAATGCGAATTAGATTTGAGCCAGTTGGCAAATGTATCTTGTGAGATACCAGCATAAGC